TCCATATATCTCTACTACGTTAGTTACTCCTATATGGCTAGGATGTACGTAAGGCACGAATTTAACTCCGTTGTTTAGGCTTATAGAATATGTTGAATTATAAACAGCTTGCGTTAAACTACCTGAGACGTTATTAAAGTAGATACCTCCTCCGTTACCTGTCTCCTGTACATAGTAAGTGCCTTCATCTAAAAATACTGCGCTGTCTGTTATTCCGCTAGTATCTCCTAGACTGGGGTTGTATCCTTGCTCGTAATATCCGAAGCCGTCAAAAGCTACATAGTCTGTTGTGGTGTCGAGTACCTCGTTTACGTAGACTTTTACTTGTATGTTACAATACTCATCGTTACCCGCTGCTGTTTCTACTGAGGCACTTGTGAACTTCTGAAAAGAAATGTACTCCCTACAATAAGGGCTTATATCAAAGTGCGCAGTAGTTGCTACTGAGCTAGGTATAACTTTGCTTAGTGTGTAAGTAGGTGAACTCGGTACACTTGAAGGGTTATTGTAAATATATAGTTCCGCTTTTACGACGTTTCCTACTGAGCTAGTCTTGCTAACTATGTAAGGGCTGCGTACAAATATGCTAGTTGCCATTAGGTAAATTTTTAGTTGTGAATGTTAAAAAGTCTTCTAGGTCTAAACCAAATTTCTCTATTAAGTCCTCAGGTAATCGTTTAAACGCTGCTTCAAAAGGTTTAGTAAAGAACATAGATGGGGCTATACCTCTAAAATATATATTGCTTGCGATTATCTGAGCCATTGTTTTATATGTTCCCTCTTTGAATCGTCCTTTATCGTCGCGCAGTCTATAACCTCTTTTCTTTACCCATTTCTCTATGTTATTAACAAACGTACCCCACGTTCCTTTGTGCGAACCGCTACCGAATCTATAGCGACTGTTTGGTGCTTGTTGCCCTCTCTTTGTTCTATCACCTCCGCGTACTTTGCTAGGGTCTTTACCCCTTACCCCTTCGTCTTGAAATTTACCGTAATCCTCCATTAAGAATGCTAAACTAAAAGAGTTCTTTGATACGTTTAAATCAAAGTCTAACGACCTGTAAAGCTCCTTACTCGCGTTCTTTCCTTTTCGCGTTAAGTTGCTACGGCTTGACTTAATCACTGCCTTAGCGAATTTACTCAATTCTATTTTTACCTCGTCACTTAACATATAGTCATATCGTTAGGTACTAATATATCGAAGGTAACAGCCCAGCCCGCTAAGTAATTTTCAAACCTTTCTGTAAACGGCTCTATTGTAGGGTCTCCATCTATTCTGAAAGTTCTTACGTTGTCTCCTCTGTCGAATATCTCAAGCATACGAAGTGCTACAGCTAACTGCGTGTTTAATACGTCTTGTTCGTCGTCGTTGCCTCTGAATATATCTGTAGTCTCGGTTTTACTTTTGTCTACTATATCCATGCACATAACAGTAACGCTAAATCTTAATGTATTGCTTTCCCTGTTTACACTGTTCACCATTATATGGCTAAGCGGAAAAATAGTCTGCTTGCTTAAGTCAACGTCGAATATATCTCCTTGAGTTACCGTGTTAACGAATACATCAGCATCTAGCTGCGCTTTAATAGTTGTTAGTATGTCGTAGTATGCTGTCATTTTTTAAACTGTTTCTTTATCTCGTTTGTTTCTATTCTGTTTTTCTCGCTTTCAAAAGTGAGGTAGGTAAGAGCTGTTGAAAGTCGGAGTTTAGTGACTGCTTCAAAGTTCCTAACATCTCCTCTAGCGAGTTGATAGATTGAGCTATACCATCCCCATTTTCTACCGAACTGCGCCCTAGTTGAATAATCGCCCTCCCCTCCTTTTCTAAATAATTCGGTAAAGCTGCTAGTAACTCGCTTCCTAAATTCCAAAAAAAAACCTGTGCGCCTAAAACTACATCTAAAGGCATTAGCTTCATTAGTTCCGCGTATTCATCCGTACCCTCGTATTGAACAATAGTGTATTCCTCCTTTATCTCAGTTCCTATCGGTCTGAATAGTACAGCCATTGCTCTATGCATATTGCTCCAGTCTCCTATGTACTTATCTAAGTCCACGTACTCCCCGAAAGTCATAGCGTCAAGGTCAGGCACAAAACCAAACTTAAACCCTTTTAACTCGAACTTGTTTACTAGCTGTTTCTCTTGAATAAATAAGTTGTCTAGGTGTAAGCACACCTCCTCTACAGAAGCACGTTCTATTAGCTTTACTTTGTCTGCTGGTATCAAACAAAAGCATTCAATCATTAACGCCTTTAGCTCGTTCTCTTCTAAACCTTTCGCACGTTCTAAAAAGTGCTGGTATTGTGCAAGCGTTATTTCTCTTAAGCTCTCAGGAAGTTGTATCTTAACTTTCATAATTTATATACGTTTAATTGTGTTTTTGTATTAAGTCGGTAGTGAGAGGGGTAGCTAGTTAACTTAGCCGCTATGCACTTAACATTATTCCCCTCCCATTTCTTAAGTTAACCTACCTTATATGATATTCGCCCCTTGTCGGGTTTTCTAGTTGATAGCTTACAGCGTACCTAAGTGCATCTATAGCATGGTTGTATTTATCTACAGGCGTGCTGCTTTTCTTTTCTAGCCAACAGTAGTTGTTTAGTTCCTTGATTAAGTCGGTACTGCCCTCGTCTATAATTAAGTCGAAGTCCTGTAATAATGCTATACCGTAAGTTACTGAGCCTTGCCCCTTAATCGTAGGCACTATGTTATTACTTACACTTAACTCACTTATTAACCTTGGCTCTGCGCTATCTGCTACTATTAGACTGCTTCCCGCAAAACGTTTGTTTAGTTCTGCTATTTGTGAAGTCGTTAACGCTTGCTTATAGTAATGTAGTTTAATGTATATTTTCTTGTTTGCCTTGTCTATGCTTGTCTCTACTAAAGTAGTCGGGTCTGCTGAAAATCCGAAGTCTTGCCCGAATACGCTCGGTGCTGCTTGCTCAAACTTGCCTATTGTCCAGTTGCTAAATATAACTCCCTCTGCTTTGTCAAGCCAGCCTCCTAGTATCTGATGCTTAAACTTCTCAGGTCTTCGTGTGCGTATGTTCTCTATTTGATTAATATAACTCTCGCTTAAGTTGTCTAAGTTGTCTAAATAGGTTGTGTGTATGTAGGTAGTGTCCCCCTTTGTGACGTTGCTTCCCTCCTGTATTCCCCTTACTTCAAAGAAGCGGTTATATATCCAATGCTCTTTTGTGCTAGGGTTCATTATTAATATCACCCTGTTCTGTATTCCTTTCGCCCTTACACTTAAATCTATTTTATCGAACGTCTCCTCGTCGGTTAGCTCTTCCGCTTCATCGAGTACCCAAGTTGTTACGCCTTGTAAAGACTTGAGGTTAGCTGTTTGGTCTCCTGAGCTTGTCTTAATACCTCTGAATAGTATACGGCTGCCCGACTGCTTGTTTATTATTTCGTCTTTTGTTATATGAAATCTATCTTGCCAGCCTAGTAGCTCTATTTTCTCCAGGAACTCGGGAATAATAGATATACCAGCTGCGCGCAAAGTATAACGAGTAAAAAGGATAACATGATTAGGCTCTACGGTTAAAAGACAAAGAAGTAATCCAATAGAAAACGACTTACCCGAACCACGGCCACCTGTGCAAATATAGTAGCGCGAATCATTGTCTAATACTAAATACTTTTCGTTAATCTTTATCACTCCTTACAGCTTTCAGTAAGTCATTAAAACTAACTACGTTTTCTCCTGTAGTGTGTATATCTACGCTTTCTTTTGGCTTGCCTAAGTAGTACTCTAAAAATAGTTTAGCTGCTGGTATATCGTTATCCTGTGTAGCTTTCTTATATACCGTTTGTAATACCCTTACTACGTCGTCTACATCTGCTGCTAGTTGTAGCGCTTCCCTGTATTCGTTCTTACGTTTGTCTACTCCTTTACTTTTTGTTGAGTGTCCCTTGTTTCCGTTTGTTTTTCTTCCGTCCATAATCTAATAAAATTTAACTATTAGAATCAATTCATGTTTAAAAGCATATCGAACTGCTCTCTGTCTATGTCTATTATTTCCACGTCTAGGTCGTCTTCTAAGTGTTCTACAAAGTCAATTATATATTGTCCGTGTTTTACGTGTTCTATTACGTCTCGCATTAAGTCCATGTCTCCTACTGACTTGTTGAACTTTATGTAGTAGTACATCATTGGTATTGATTGAAAAGAGTTTGTAGTTTATTTAAAACACCTCTAAAACAGCTTCCGCAGCTAGTAGGCTTAAAGTCGTAGTGTAGAACTCTGTTATATATTTTTACTAGTTCCTTTTGTTCGTCGGGTTTAATCATTGTCTTAGGCTTGCTAAAGAAGTCTGCTAGATAGTTGTATTCATTCTCTTCTAAGCACTCAGGTTTGTTATAAGGGAATATCTTATTTAGTTTCGCCTTTCTG